ATCCGGTACGCTTCGATACCGATGATTTCGATATGCAGATCGACGAATCGGACGTGTCCGCGGGGATGCCGATCGTGACCTGGAATTCCATCACCCTGATCGAGGTGCGGTTGTGAAGCTTATCGGCGACCGGCTCGTGGAGGTTCTCTACACGGACGATCACGATAAGTTGATCAACAGGCTGCTGGCTGCGCTGGCTGCAGTGCTCGAGGCCACCGGAACTGCAGGAGAGAGCGCTTTGGGCCGTTTTCTGGACAACCTGGAATCGCACCGGAACGGCTCATGAAAACAGCTTCGAGCGCCATGCAATCGCATCTCGGGAGCTATAGCACAAGCCTGGCTTATCTCTGGAAGATCAAGCGCGTCGATGGGTTGATTCTCGGCTTTACTACTCATGACGTGGATATCGCCTATGATGCTGGCGACGGCGACGGCCCGACCACTTACCTGGCGGAAACCGGCTTCACGGCTTCGGCCACTTCGGCCAAGTCCGACCTTTCAGTGGACAATTCCGAGGCCCTTGGATTTATTGAATCGAATTCGGTCGTGGAAAATGATATCCGCGCCGGCAAGTTCGATAACAGTGCCATTTGGATCCGCCTGGTGAACTGGGCCGACCTGACGATGGGCGACGTGCTGCTGCGCCGCGGTACGCTGGGCATGGTGCGCATGAAGAACAATCTGTTTACCGCCGAAGTGCGCGGCCTGGCCTCGAAGCTGAAGGCGCGGATCGGCGCCACCTACGGCCCGGTGTGCCGCGCTACCTTCGGCAGCGGCCTTAACGGCATCGACATGCAATCGCATTATTTGTGCAAGTTCGATGTCAGCACCGTGCGGCAGACGGGATCGGTGGCAAGCGTCGCCGACCTGCGCACCCTGACGCCGGCGGCGGGCCTCACCGGCCAGGGTGGCGCCACCGGCTCTGCGTCGACCGGATGGTTCAATGATGGGCTCCTGACGTTTACGTCAGGCGGCTTGTCGGGCGCGAGCTTCGAGATCAAAATCTGGGACGGCACTACACTCGAGTTCTTTCTGGATTTTCCATCATTGCCCTCGGCTGGCGACGCCTTTACCATCGAGCCGGGGTGCAACCGCACCATTGACAACTGCCAGAACAAATTCAGCAACATCGCCAACTTCCGCGGCGAGCCGTTCATTCCCGGGATGGATCAGTTGCTCGACTATCCGAGCAGCACATGACGCCAGCTGATGTCGTGGCGGCCGCCCGCAAGTATTTGGGATTGCCGATCCGTCACCAGGGGCGCACGGACGCCTTGGACTGCGTCGGCCTGGTGCTGGCCGTGGCGGAGGATCTGGCGCTGCTCGACGTTTCCGGCCAACCCATCCTGCGGGCGCAATATGCGAATTATCCTTCACAGCCGGTGAATGCCTTTGTACATTCCGAATGCATCCGGCGCCTCGATGTCCGAATGGTTCCGACCCTGCGCGATAGTCTGACCAAAGTGCGGCACGAGCTTGAGCCCGGCAACATAGTGACGATCAGGCTGCCTTCGGTGCCCTGTCATACCGCGATTGTCACCTGGCTGTATCGTGAGCCCGGCATCATTCACGCTTACTCGCCGGTCGGCAAAGTGGTCGAGCACCGGCTCGATCAGCACTGGATCCACCGTATCGCCGGCGTTTTTGCCTTTCCGGACGTCCACAATTAGGTTTTCTTTGCGCCTGGATGGCTCAGGATCAATGATCTCCCCCTGCCTGGTACAATCCTATGGCTAAAATTGCCCTCGGCGTGGCTGCGACGGCGGGTATGATCACCGCCGATATTCTGACCGGCGGTGCTACTGCCGCTTTGCATCCTTGGCTGGTCCCGCTGATCGAGGGCGCCAGCATGGGGCTGGCAGTGGGCGCGGCTTTGATTCCGCCCAAGATTCCGGGCATGGCGCCCCTGCAGGATCTGCAGGTCTCGAGCTCGGCCGACGGCGCTCCTATTCCTTTTGGCTATGGAATGATGCGTATTGCCGGCCAGGTGATCTGGTCGCCGGGAATCATTTATCACAAATCGAAATCGCCTTCGAGCGGCAAAGGCGGCGGAAGTCAAGCCGGGGCTGTTTACGTCTACAGCGCTGGCTTTGCAGCCGCTTTCTGCGAAGGGCCGGCAGTAATCGATCGTATCTGGGCTGACTCGAAACTGATTTACAAAGGGGGCAATAGCTTTGGAACGGTCAATATCTGGAACTCGACGAGCCCCTATATCGAGGATGATCTGGTCAGTTACAGATTTTCGCCGCCCATTGGCGGCAGCACGACACAAGTTTACCGCTGCATCCTGGGCAATACGAACGTGATCCCGGAAGGCAATTCGCTCTATTGGGAAACGGCGCCTTATGTGTTTTGGCAATCGAGCGTCGAATACCAGCCGGGCAATGAGGTGATCTATCCGGGCCTGGCTACGGAACCGGCGCAGAGCGGTACGGTTTATGTCTGCATAAATCCCTCAACGAATGATCGGCCGCCCGTCAGCGGTTCACGCTGGCAAACCACTACCGCTTACTATCAGGCACCCACGATCTATCGCGGCGACGAAAGTCAAGGTCCTGATCCCACGATTCAAGGCGTCGAAGGCGTCAGTCGCACGCCTGCCTTCCGCGGCCTCGCTTACGCCGTCTGGGAGCTGATGCCGCTGGCGAATTTCGGCAATCGCGTGCCCAACCTGCGCGCCGAAATAAGCTTCTGCACTTAAATGCTCACCGTTTTCTCGGACGATTTTAATCGTGCCAATGGTCCACTCGGCTCCAATTGGACGCTGCTGGCGCCAAGCAACTCGCTGCACGTTCACGGAACCGTCGGCATCGTAAGCGATCAACTCTCAGCCACCGAGCACGCCGGCGCGACGGTCACCGAGGACCCGGTCTGTTATGCGACCGCGCTTTCCATTGACCAGTGGGTGCAGGTGACTTACATCAGCGGCAGTTCCATCATGCTTGATATCCGCATCGATCCGACGACCAATAAGCCCTCGATCGATCTCGTGGGACAGATGTGGGAGCTGCAGATTTATGCCGGTGGGACTACCTGGTCTATCTATGACGCTTGCGGTTACTATCTTGTGCAATCGACTTCTTCCGGTGCTTCGGCCCTGCCGCACGTCCTGACCAATGGCGATGTTGTATTTTTCGGAGCCCAGGGATCGACCTTCACGCTGCAATTCAATGGAGCGACTCTCTACTCCGGCCCCATGCTGGTCAATACTCCTGGAGCGCCGGCGAATCCGATTCAACCGTCCAGCGCCTCGACTTGCGGTGCCTGCAATCCGGTTTGGTACGCCGGTCTGCGCTTCATGGACCCCTCGGCACCGCCCGGAGCGAGCATTGTCGTCGATAATTTCAGCTGCGGAACGTACGGCGCTGCCGCAACCGCAGCTTGTCAGCCAGCCACGCTGGCGACCGCGATCGCTGATCTCTGCCTGCGCGCCGGCCTCGTCGCTTCCGAAATCGACACTTCGTTATTGACCGGCAGCAATGTGCAGCCGGTGCAGGCGCTGCGCGGTTACGTCGTGGAGCGGCCAACAACCGCCGCGGAATGCCTGCAGGAGATCATGCGCGCTTATTTTATCGATGCCTGCGAAACCGGCGGCACCGTCCGCTTTGTGCCGCGCGGCATGGTTCCTTCGCCGCCCACCGTTCCCGAAGGCGATCTCGGCCTCCTCGAGGACAAAGCCAAGCTGACCGAACAGCAATCCCAGGCCGAAGATCTGCCGGTTTCGACCACGGTGCTCTATAACGACGCTCTGGTGAATTACCAGCAGGGGAAACAGATCAAGCAGCGCAATCCGCGCATTCTCACCGTTGCCACCCGGAACCAGACGGTGCTTTCGCTGCCATTTACTCTGCTGCCCGATGAAGCCCGCCAGATTGCGGAAGCCGATCTGTATTCGAAATGGTGCAACCGGCTCAGCTACAAGATGAATTTGTGGCGCGCTTCCTGGGCGCTACTTGATCCTTGTGATACGGTGAAATTCATTTATGAGGGCAAGACCTTCAATATGCGCCTGCTGTCCGTACAGGTGGGCCAGAATTTGACGGCTGCGCTCGAAGGCGTGCTCGAGGATTACCGGAATTACAATTCCATCATCTCGGGATCGGCCAGCTCGGGCAGCGGCACGATGGCGACGGATCCCGGCGGCGGCGTCAGCACCGGCTCCGGCGCGACCGGGGTGGGGCCGCCGGCGCTGGCACCCACCATGCTCTGGCTGCTGGATATTCCCTATCTGCAGGATGCCGATGCCAAGCCCGGGAGCTCGGGGTTCTATGCTGTGTTTTCTTCAGGCACGGCGAACTGGGCGGGCGCCACGCTTTATGAATCGCACGATGATGCTAGTTTTGACGCCATCGGCGGGGTGAAATTAGGCGCGAGTTTTGGTTATCCCTCGGCGGCACTGGCGGCGCCTACCTCGCCTTGGGCGTGGGATACGACCAATACGCTGACGATTCAAATGGTGAACGGAAGTCTTGCCGGCAGTACTGACGCTGCAGTGCTCGCAGGCGGCAATGGTCTCGTCATCGGCCAGGAAATTCTGCAGTTCGTGAATTGCACCGACAACGGCAGCGGCAGTTTCACCATTTCGAGGCTGCTGCGCGGCCGGCGCGGCACTGACAATTGTTGCGGTTCGCACACGGCCGGCGAAGTGGCCTTCGCTCCGCTGGCGGGCGGCTTTTTGCATCAACTTGAGCCGGTCAGCCATATCGGCCAGCTGTGGTATTACCGCGGCGTGACCAGCGGCGGAAATGTGGCTTCCGCTTCAGACGTCACGCTGACCCTCGCCGGCAACGATCTGAAGCCTTACAGCGTAGTGCATATCGGCGGCATGCTCGACGGTTCCAACAACTGGACGATCACCTGGACCCGCCGCACGCGCGCCGGCGGTTCCTACGGCACCGGCGCCGACAACCTCATCGACGGCATGAACGGGCCGCTCAACGAGCAGACCGAAGCCTATCAGGTGGATGTCATGTCCGGCAGCACGGTGAAGCGCACCATTAGTACGAACGTCACGACTGCGGTATATACCGCGGCGCAGCAAGTGGCGGATTTCGGCGCCGTGCAAAGCACGCTGACGGTGAATATCTACCAGATGTCAGCCACGGTGGGCCGCGGCTTCAAAGCCACTGCCACTCTGCCGGTCTCGGGTGGCGCGCCGCCGGTGAGCGGTGGTCTCGGCGAGATCTACGTGAATTAATTATGCCAGTCCTCGGCCAGACTCCAACTGAAGGGCATTTCAACGCCACGTCTCCAGTCGCGCCTGCCGGCGCCGTCAATGTCGCTTTCCAGGTGAGCGCAGCTTACCCGGATCCCAACAATCCGGTTCTCGAGCTTCGCGATATCAGTGCTAATATCGCGGTTTTTACCGGTGATTCCGGATCGGGCGGCACGATCGGCGCCGTGCCTGCTCCTGCCGCGGGCGATGCTGCAGCCGGCAAATTCCTCAAAGCCGACCGCACTTGGGCGGTTCCATCCGGCACTGGCGGGGGTGGAGCGCCAACCGTACACAGCGAATCGCTGACGTATGGTTTGGGCAACTTCATCTTCGCTGCAGGCGACATCGTCACGCTAACAGGAGTGCCAAATTGAGTACACTCAACCAGGCTATCGGGCATGATATAACCGCCAACCGGCCCGCAGCCGGGATTGCCGGCAGGCTCTTCTTCGCCTCGGACACCGGCAAAATCTGGCGCGACAACGGCACGACCTGGGACGACGTGACGCCCACGGGCGGCGGTGGCGCTACGCCGAACTGGGTCACGAAATCGCCCGATACACCGCCCGCCTCACCGACTGCTTACGATGATGAGTTTGACGCCGCAAGTCTCAATACCAGTCTGTGGACGTGGAACAATCAGGAGAACGCGGTTGCCAGCCTGTCGAACTCCAGACTGATTCTGACTTCCGGCACGGTCACCAACTTCAGCAACAACGCAATCCTGCAGCCTTTGCCTGCCGCGCCCTGGGCTTTCACCTGCGAAGCAGTCTGTGAATACTGGGGCCAACCGCGGCACGTAGGAATGGTTCTTTACGAGACATCATCGACTAAGTTCGTTACGCTTTCGATTGATCCTTCGGGTTATCCGGCTTATATCTATGCGCAGTACGGGATGGGCCTGGCGAATAATACCACCGACATCGGCTACAGCGTGCAGAGCTATCCGATACGCGGGCATCTCAGGTTCCGGTATACCTCGCCAACTCTTTATTGGGATTTCTCCGTGACGGGTGCGGGATGGGGCAATCTCTATTCTGAAGCTGTGACCACGCACTTCACAACTGCTCCTGACAAGGTGGGTCTGTTTACCCAGGGCGCTCTTACTTATCAAGTCGTATCGACTTTCGACTGGTTTCGAAGGACGGCGTGAGCATTCTCAACGTACAGGACTTTCCGATCGATCCGACTCCGGGCATAGCAAGTACTGAGCCTGCGAATCAGGTATTCGCCGGTCCTGCGGCTGGCGGTGCCGCGGCGCCGATTTTCCGCGTGCTCGTACCCGATGACATCCCGAGCGGCGTCACGCTAATTTCAGCCAACTATACCGTCACGCGAGTGGACAACGGAATGCTGCTGGTCGCTAATGTGTCCGGTGCGCTTACCGTCACCCTGCCCAACCCGCCGCCCCTGACATCGTTTGATGTGTCCGTCGAAAATCCGACAACCGGGACATTGACGCTCAATCCCAACGGACTGCAGCTGGACGGTTCGTCGGGCAATCTGAATGTCGGTAAGAATCAAGGGCTTCACATATACACGGACGGGGTCAATTACTACTCGCAGCGCGGCATGGCGACCGGCGGCGGGAGCGGTGGCGGCGGAACTGGCACGGTTACCTCGGTCGGCCTTGCCATGCCCCCGGAATTTGTGGTCGCCGGCTCGCCTGTTACAGGCTTCGGCACGATAACCGTCAGCGATGCGGTCGAGCCGGCTAATTCTGTCTGGGCAGGTCCATCGTCCGGAGCGGCCGCATCTCCGGCCTTCCGCGTCCTGGCCGCAGCGGATATACCACCGATTCCCGAGTCCGGCGTCATTGGACTTGCATCAGACCTTGCCGGAAAAGCGCCGCTCGCCTCGCCGGCTTTCAGCGGCACGCCCACCGCGCCCACCCCCGCGACCAACGACAACTCAACCAGGATCGCCACCACGGCGTTGGTGATATCGCAGATCGCGGCCTCGGCGCCAGGCCTCGCGCCGGTGCAAAGCGTGGCCAGCAAGACGGGCACGGTAACGCTAGTCGAGGGTGACATTGTGAACCTCGTCAGCGACCTCGCCCTGAAGGCGCCGCTCGCCTCGCCGGTGTTCACCGGATCACCGGTCGCGCCATCTCTGACAGTCGGCACCGCTGGCACATCGGTCGTGAGCGCGCTTATGATTGCCAACGCTTCGACCAACGCAGGTGCTGCCAAGCAAACCCAAATTGCGACAGGAATCACCACGACCGTGAACGGGATCGGTGGAGCCAGCGCTCTGCTCGCTGTCGCCGACGCGGCTGTCAAGTGGATGTTGAACCTCGATGGCGTTGGAAATATGGGCATCGCTGGGACGATGGCTGCGACCACACTGAATGCCTATCCCACAGCCCAAAACACGGGCATACAAATCAACACGGCAAGCGGCACGAACGCCTCGGCCTCCATTGTGGAGAGCGGCGCTCCAGCGAACTTCTGCCAGATGGCTCTGGTCGAGGTGGGAGCCAATTATTTCACCGATACGGCCGTGGCCGACGGCGTGGTCAG